AAAATTCCTGCTTTAGCCAAGTTATTAAATGATTATTAGATGTGCTAATAACAAAAATGGATTCACCGGGATTCATCAAAAGTTCTAAACTGTCTTTTGATTCAAGTCTAAGACCATTGCTTGTGGTTACTTCTGAATTACCAACATAAATTGCAGTAGTTGCTTCGTTATTGTGTATGTGCAACTTAAATGGATTAGCACTAGAAGTGTCTATTTGTTGTCGTGTAGTTCCAGCCTGTAATTGTCCAGATGTAATCGCCATATAAATCCTTAGAGCATTAGAAGCAAGTCTGCTTCATCTTCTAGTATTGACCATTCTACTTGCGCTTGAACGCTAACAAAGAATGCTGGACTTAGTGCAGAAGTTGTAGCCGTAATTGTTGCAGGCATTCTTACAGGTCGCGCTGGTGGTGTTTCTACAATTACAGGCGTTGGTGGTTGCGGTAGTGGCTCAACCTTTGGCTGGCGTATTTGTGGTGCAGGATATGGGCGGTTAGAACCGTAACCGGCTTTCTCTGGCTCTGGCGGTGTTGGTGGTATAACAGTTGCGGTAGCCGTAGCTTCTAGATCGCCAAGTGAACCCATAAATACGGGTTTGATTGTTGGGGTTGTAGTTGCTGTTGCTACTAAGCCACCTAGAACTGCTTCTGCCGTTGCAACGTGAGTAACAGTAGCCTGAACAACGTTAGCAATCTCACCAAGCGAAGCATCAAAAGTAGGCAAGATTTGTGGAATAGTTGAAGCTGTGGAATTCATAGACCCTAGCGATGCAGCCGATGAAACTAAATGGCTGACTGAAGAACTGCTAGAACTGGTCAATGCACCTAGAGCAGAAGCAGCAGAAACCACGACATTTGGAGTGGATGCAATGCTTGCGCTTAGACCATTGAGATTAGCTGAACTACTTGCTAACTGAGTAAACGTGCCATCATAGGTAGATACTGCTGAGTCATAAATTAAGTCATTTGCGTTATACGCAGAATTGCCACCTACGGCAGACGAATCTAAAGCGCGTTGCCCTAAGACCATTTGCGCAAGTCGTGCTAAACGGTCAGCATTTAACTGAAAGTCGTTGAGTTCTGACGAACCCATAACTTAGCTCGCTACGGTCAGAGATGTTACGAAAGAACCAGAAGTAATCGTGTAGGTATCGCCTGCGGTGTATGGATTACCTGTGATAGTTCCAGAGAACAAAAAGTTTCCAGTAGTCAATGAATCCCAAGCAGTAAAGAAAGTGGCATCTTGACTGCCACTGATGTTTGTCCACGATACGTCAGCATCAGAAGCAATAGAACCATTAGATGCGCCAGCAAAGGAAACAGCCTTGCGAGTTGTTTCAGTAGCAGCATTGGCTGTGCCTGCGGAGCCGGGATCGCCAACGTGTAACTTTACATAGACATTGGTTACGGCGTACGCAGTGTTGTTGCCTAAAGCGTTAAGCAAACTGTTTGCTAGATACGCGCTCATTCCAGTTGCCATTAGCCCTCAACTCTTTCAATGATGTTTACAATGTGTCCGTTATCGTCACGCTCAACGGTGCGAATAGTGGTCTTTTGCTGTGGTGCTTCAACCGTAACGTTAGGCGGTGCAACGTTGATAATCGCTGGCGGTACGTTCACAACTGTTTCAGGCATCTGAACATTTACATCGTGTGTACGTTGTACGTCATAAACAGCTTCAGGTGCTTCTGGATCAATCTGCGCAATGCCTTGAAGCATAACGCTTGGAACGCCAGTGTGTTCTATTGGAGGTAAGCCCAGAGCTGCAAGGACAGCAGAAGGATCAAAGCCAGTAGTAACAAGCCTTTGAGCCATAAGAACTTTACGGTCAGTTTCAACGAGTGCAGCAGCAGCCAAATCCACATTAGCCAAAGGAACGCGATAAACATTACCGCCCTCAACAGGTCGCAAGTCTTCAAATCTTCTAATGTCATTGACTGAAAGGAATCCTGCCTGTGAACCGATTGAGTAGCCATTCATTCTTGTAGCAAAGTCACCGCGAAGTAGACCATCTACATTGAAACGAATAAACGCATTATCTGGTAGCAATGCGCTGTAAGCATCTTCAATCTTAGCAATGTAAGGGCGCAAGGTGTGAGTTACAAAGTTGATGCCGTTTTGTTCTACGGATGCGTAAGACATTGCACCCGGTGTAGTAACGCCGATCATGTGTGGTGGAACGCGGAAGATACGAGCTACTTCCTCAATGGCTAACTTGCGACTGTCTAGCATCTGCGCTTCGTCAGGGTTAATGCCAGTCTTTACAAACTTTGCACCACCTGTAAGCAGACCAGTCTTATGTGCCTTGCGGTAGCCCTCGTGACGTTGGCTAAAGCTATCAACCAGTTGCTTGGCTTGATCGCTCTTTAGGTCTTGTGGAGTTTCAATGATTCCCTGAGTAGTTGCGCCTTGACCAAAGAAACGTGAAGCAAAAGACTGCAATGCACTTGAAAGACCTAGGTTGTCTTTCATCTCTGTAACACGCGACATACCGCGTAGATCGCCAGCCTTGCGCAGTTCTGTAATTTGAAGCATGTCGCGCTTACTTACTGGAACGTCTTGGTTATCGTCAATAATGTATTCGATTTCACGAGTACGAATGTTACGCACTACCTGAACGCGATTAGGTGCAATACATACTAGGTTTACTACGTCACCACGATTGTCACGGAATACACGAGTAAACGAGTTTCCGTCTAGCAATAAAGAAATAAGAACTTGCTGGTAATGCTCTGAACGAAGTAGGTCTACGTCTGGTCGCTGAATCCATGCTGGCTGTGGGCGATAAGGAACGCGATCCCCGTCAATTCTGCGGAAGCAATCAACTGGCAAAGTGCTAATGGTGTCAGAGATTAAAAGAACACAAGCGTAAAAGGCGTTGATCTTCATTGCCTGTGTTTGGTCTATGTTCGTTCCTGCTTCAGTTGTGAAAGCAAACGAATCGCCAGAACCCCAGATTGACTGAAAGCTAATTGCGCGTTCCTCTTTATTACCGCCGGTCAAATTACCAAGCATTACTTGCCCTTCTCAAATGCGATACCGACAAGCAAAATACTTATGCCAGCTGCGACTATTCCTAATGGCAGGATGAACAAACCTAGACCTATTGAGATTGTTGCTAGACCAACCACTTGCAGGATAGATGGGATCAACGCAAACTCCTAGAAACTAAAGAACTGGGGTACAACGGGTTCTTCTCTTGAAACAGTTGCCCTATCAAATCCTATGATACTAGCAACGGCAGCATCTATCTTTCGTGGCGAGCCGCGATGTTCTTTGACAATTCTTGGGCCTAGCCGATCAGTCTTAACTACGGCGTTTTGTAGGTGTCTAAGCAATAGGGGATTGCCGTCATGCGTGAGCTTGTTAGATACAACTGCATCATAGAATTTGGCACAGGCTGGAACCATGCGAGCCGGGGAAGTAGACGGCCATTCAACAATGGGAAAGCCTGCATCATCTAGCACTTGCATTGTTCGTTGCCAACGGAATGGGTCACAAGCAATTTCTTTGACGTTGTGACTTGAGCAGAACTCAATGATTGTGTTTTCTACATCCAGAATGTCTACGCGCCAATCGTCATCATCTTCTGGCTGCTTTTCCCAAGCCTTAACCATAAAGACATACGGCTGTTCTTCTACCGTTACGCCAATGATTACAGAAGCATCACCGCTAAACGAGCCGTCAAAGCCTAAGACAACCGGGGTATCAGGTGAAATTTCACGCTCTATCTCTAACTGTTCCCAAGCACCATTAGGTAGCCAAGCAGTCTGGCTACTCACCCACTGATTGCAACGCTTAGTTCTAAACTCTGCTTCTGGGGTTCGCTTGACCATAGCTTCAAAATCTTTAGGGTCGTTTAGATCACCAAAGGCAGGGTTTGCTTGTTTCCAAGTTTCTTCTAAGTGGTGGTCTGCATCAGGTTGCGCTTCCCAGCAAGCCATAAAGAAAGTCGGATCATCTATTTCTTTTTGTGCTACGCGCTTGCCGTACTGATAAAGGCTGTATGCGATTGAGTCTTGCCCTGATGAGTCTGCTTTCACCCCGGCAGTAGTGACAGCGATAAGCATTGGTTCTCTTCTTGCACCCATACCAAGTTGCATTACGTCAAAGAGTTCACGGTTTGGTGCTGCGTGTAGCTCGTCAAAGATGACCATTGTTGGGCTTAAGCCTTCCTTAGTAAAGGCTTCACTAGATAGAACACGATACACAGAACCAGTTTCAGGGACTTCTATTGCATCTCGATAAACCTTACAAAGTTCTGCAAGTTCAGGTTCTGCTTCAATCATCTTCTTAGCATCAGCAAAAACAATTCTTGCCTGCTCTTTGTCGGCAGCACAGGAATAAACCTCACCGCCGTTAGGCCCCATGATTAAAGACCAAAGACCAATGCCAGAACCTATTGCAGATTTGCCATTCTTTCTAGCCATCGAAACAAGTGCTGTGCGGTGTCTAAACTTTCCATCTGCACCGACTGCAAACATATGGCGCATCAGTTCGTGTTGCCATTCGCGCAGTTGCATCTTGTCACCTGAGTAACCTGCAACAGTTTCTTTAGTCTGAATAGCAAAGGTGTCTATGAACTCTGATACTTGCCAGCCACGAGATTTGTTAAGCGCAGCTTTGTTTACAGGTGTAAGCCAAGTTGGTGGCCAAGATTCAATTTGAGTTGGCACGAGATTTCAGCTCCTCTAGCTTTGACTGACGTTTAACCTCAGCCACACCTAGCCGTGAGCGATCTGTTGGGGTAAATCCTAGAAGCGATAAGTTAGCAACTAACTGACGGTCTAGATCGCGCAAGGCTTTTCTTTCATCTGGTCTGTTGTTTTGCAAAACCTGAATGCGCAAGTTACGGCGTTCATCCAGTAGCTCGCAAGTCATAAGCAGAATCTCAATGTCAGTCAGTGGACTTAACCAAGTTTGACCCATACCCCAGATTCTTTCCCAAAGTTCTGTGCCTGCACTACCTAGTGGGCGGTTAGGTTCTGGAATGTCATAAGCAGACGGTAATAGCACAAGTTCTTTTTGATCTGGCAATGTACGTTTGCCGGGATTGCCAGTAAGCCTTTTCTGTTCAATCGGTTTTGGTGGTCTGCCACGCGGAGCCATAGTTATTCCTTAATCAGAGAACCGCAAGTTGGACAAACTTTATCCTCATTAAATTTTAACGGTTCATCACTTTGTTCACCTAATGGTGGTTGCAAAAGATCGGA